GTGGTGTTCCTGGTTCTATAGCTGGAACCAATTATCTTAAAGATAAAATTGGAAGAGAGCGGTATGAAAGATGGATGAAGTGGTCTAAATATATTGCAACAATTGTAGGCTGGGAATTTGTAACTTATTTAGGCGCTGAAATATCTGCAACATCAAATAAAAAAGAACCAGTTAATTGGGATAAACCGCCATTAGACAAATCACCGAAGAAAGAAAATCTTGGCCAATGGTTAGCAAATCAAATATTGCTAACAGAAGGTGGAGCGTATGGCCACATGGCACATCCATTCGATGATAAAGGCTTGACGTTTGGAGACTTTAGACAAATTATAGATATAGCACTTCAAGGCAAATTAGATTTAGAAAAAGGTGCAACAGAAAAAACAGATGGACAAAATCTTTTTATTACTTGGAACGATGGACTAAAAGCTGCAAGGAATACTGGTGATATTAAAAAAGGTGGTATTGATTCAAAGGCAATTGCTTCGAAATTTGCTGGCAGAGGTAATATAGAAAAAGCTTTTAATTTTGCAATGGCAGATTTATCAAAAGCAATTAGTGGTATAAACGATAAACAAAAAAAGAAAATATTTAACGATGGCAAGAATTGGGTAAATATGGAAATCATGTACCCAGCATCTTCAAATGTAATTACTTATGATGCACCACATCTACAATTCCACAATGTATTACAATATAAAGATGGCAAAGCTATAGGTTCAGTAACAAATGGAGCCAAAATATTGGCAGGTATGATAACACAAGTCAATGCAAATGTTCAAAAGAGTTTTAGCATAATTGGCCCTCAGTTTTTGAAAGTTAACCCACACCAAGACTATTCAGTGAAAAAACCATATTTTTTAGGCAAACTAAATTCGTTAATGAAAAAACAAAATATGTCTGATAGTAATACATTTGGAGAATATCATCAAGCATATTGGGAAAATTATATTGATAAAAAAATTGGCAATGTAGACAATAATATAAAGATGGGACTTGTTAAACGTTGGGCATTTTTTGACAAATCATTTAGGTTAAACAAAAAAACAATACCAGACGAAAAGCTTTTAGCAAAAGCTCTAGAAACTGATAAACAAAAACATGAAGAGCAAGTAAAGAAAAATATGTTACCATTTGAAAAATTATTTTTTGAGTTAGGAGCAGAAGTACTTAAAAACGCTGAAGGGTTCTTAGCAGCAAATCCAGACAAGGCAGTTCAAAATGTACGAAAACAAATTAAGTCTGCAATTTCATCTGTTAAAAAAGGTGGTGATATTAAAAAGATAAATAGATTGGCTCAACAATTAGATAAATTAAATTCAATTGGTGGTATGAATTCAATAGTACCAAGTGAAGGCCTAGTGTTTGTATATAAAGGTAACACCTATAAATTAACTGGAGCATTTGCACCAATTAACCAAATAACAGGAATGATACATTTTTAAAGGTTATACTATGAAACAATTTTCAAAAGACAAAATTCAGAGGATGAGAAATCTCGCAACAGGAAACTATGGCGATAAAACAAAAGCTAGCTCTGGTTATAGAAAATATAACGACAGACGAAAAGAAGGAGATGTATGGGAAGAGAATGGTAAAATTTGGACAATAAAGAATGGAATAAAACAAAATAAAACAAAATTAAGTGAAGCAAGAAAAGAAATGAAAATACCGCTTCAATGTCCTAGATGTAAAACATCAATGAGAAATCCTGCTCACAAAAAAATGTATAGATTATATAAGCATTGTTTGCTTTGCCAAACAAAGTTTGAACGCAATCTTTATATAAAAGATAAATATAAGGATTGGTTTCAAAACGAGGTTGAAAAGAATTTTAATTCATGGACAGAATACCAACAAAAAAGATTTAATACTTGGTTTGAATCATTAGATTCTAAACATTATATAGCAGAATCTGGTGATATCGAAGATTGGACAAGTCTTACAGAAAAAACAAAAAAAGATATAAAAAGACGTTTTCAGGATTGGATGGATTCTGAAAAAGAAAAAACAAATAAACTACTAAATGGAGAAAAGTTATGAAAAAATTATGGAAAATTTTATTAGGAATAGGAGCATTAATTGTTGGCATACTAGCATTTTCATCAAAAGGTGGTAAGAAGAAATTTAAAAAAGATTTAAAGGAAAACAAAAAGAAAGTTAATGCTGTAAAAGTAAAGTCAAAAAAAATTGAGATTGCAAAAAAGAAAAGCAAAAAGAAAATAGCTATAATGGAAAAGAAAATAAAGGTACTTAAGAGAAAGAAGAGACCTACAGCAAAAGCAAAAAAAGAACTCAAGGAGTTTAAGAAAAAATTTAGGAAAAGAAAATGAAATTCATTATATCAACATTAATAGTTTTATTATCATTTAATGCATTTTCACAAGATACAATAAAAATTTCTCAATTTGAAATCGATGGTGTGATATCTGCTATGGACACGCTGATGGAGCAAGATTCTATAAACAATATTTTAATAGAGCAACAGACAATACAAATAAATAATTTCAAAACTTTGACCAAGCAAGATAGTATACTGCTTATATATAAGAACCAAGAAATTGATTTATTAAACGGCCAAATAAAATTATACAATGACAAACTTAAAGTAGTTGACAAATGGTACAATAAAAGATGGGTAGGTTTTATCATGGGAGTTGCAGCAACAGCTACAATGATTCATGTTATAGATTATTCACTACCACAACAATAAACTAAAAACATATATATTTATATATAGATATGGCCAATAAAACTATAAAACAAGCGTTAGTAGAAGAATTTACAAGGTGTTCTCAAGACCCTATATATTTTATGCGAAAATACTGTTATATTCAACACCCAATAAGAGGAAAGATAAAGTTTGATTTATATAAATTCCAAGAAGAATCTTTAGTACAATTAAAAGAAAATAGATTTAATATAATTCTTAAATCACGTCAAATGGGTATTTCGACATTAACCGCAGGATATGCTGTTTGGAATATGGTTTTTAAAGAAGACTTTAATGTTCTTGTAATTGCAATAAAACAAGATACTGCAAAAAATCTTATTACAAAAGTTAGAGTAATGCACGAGCTTTTACCTTCTTGGTTAAGAGTTGGTACAGAAGAAGACAATAGACTTTCACTTCGACTTAAAAATGGCTCACAAGTAAAAGCAGTTTCATCTGCACCAGATGCTGCAAGGTCAGAAGCACTTTCTCTTTTAGTAATTGATGAGGCAGCGTTTATAGATAAAGTAGAAGAAATATGGACAGCAGCTCAACAAACATTAGCCACTGTGGAAATGGCATAATGTTATCAACACCAAATGGTACAGGTAATTTATTTCACAAAACGTGGACAGAAGCCGAAAGAGAAGAAGGAATGTTTAATCCAATTAAACTACATTGGACATTACACCCAGATAGAGACCAAGCTTGGAGAGACCAACAAGACGACCTCCTCGGACCAAAAATGGCAGCACAAGAATGTGATTGTGATTTTATAACATCTGGAAATTCAGTTGTATCAGGTGAGCTCCTTGAATGGTATCAAGACAATATGGTTATAGAGCCAATTGAAAAGAGAGGTGCAGAAGAAGAACTTTGGATTTGGGAGTATGCAAATTATAATAAAGGATATATGGTAGTGGCTGATGTTGCAAGAGGTGATGGCAGTGACTATTCTACTTTTCATGTTATAGATATAGAAAAAATGGAACAGATAGCAGAATATAAAAACCAAATAGGTACTAAAGAATTCGGTAATCTTTTGGTAAATATAGCTACAGAATATAATGAAGCTCTACTTGTTGTAGAGAATGCAAATATAGGTTGGGCTGCTTTACAACCTGCTATAGATAGAGGTTATAGAAATCTTTATTATACATACAAACATGAAGGAGTTCATGATGCAGCAACACAATTAAGTAAAGGTTATGACTTAAAAAATAGAGAAAACATGACCCCAGGTTTCACAACTTCAACAAGGACCCGGCCTCTTTTGATATCGAAGCTAGATATTTATTTTAGAGAAAAAGCATGTATTGTTAAATCAAAAAGACTGATAGACGAGCTATTTGTTTTTATTTGGAATGGCCATAGAGCAGAAGCTCAAAGAGGCTATAACGATGATTTAACTATGGCTTTTTCAATTGCATTATTTGTTAGAGACAATGCAATCCGTTTACACACAAAAGGATTGGATATGAATAAAAATGCAATAAATAATATAGTTAATACCAGAGGAGCTTATAAAGGAAATAACTATCCTGGTCACGACCCTTGGAAGATGAACATTAATAATGATGACGAAGATTTAACCTGGCTATTATGATGGAGTAAAAAAACAGATGGCTGATAAAACATTTTTTGGAAGATTAAAAGCATTATTTTCGACAGGTACAATTGTTAGAAGAACAGACAGCGGACTTAAGGTTGCAGATTTAAGTAGAGTACAATCAAACACAAAGCTTGCTACAAATAGACTTGTAGATAGATTTAGTAGAATTTATCAAACAAATTCTTATGGATATAATCAACAAGCAAATTTTCATACACTAAGACTACAGTTATATACTGACTATGAAATCATGGATGAGGATTCTATAATCTCATCAGCACTTGATATATATTCAGATGAATCAACACTTAAAAATGAATTTGGAAATGTACTTGAAGTAAAAACAGATAATGAAAATGTACAAAAGGTATTACACAATTTATTTTATGATGTACTTAATATAGAGTTTAACGCATGGCCTTGGGTAAGAAATATGTGTAAATATGGAGATTTTTATCTTAAGTTAGATATAACAGAAAAAGTAGGTATAACAAACGCACAACCTTTATCATCATACGAAATGTTTAGAGAAGAAGGTATCGACCCAACAAACATTGATTTGGTAAGATTTATACACGACCCAAGTATGGGAGGCCAACAAGCATCAGTTGGTGGCTCACTTCCAAAAACAGAATATAATAACTATGAAATAGCACATTTTAGAATGCTAAATGATATGAACTTCCTTCCTTATGGAAAAGCTATGGTTGAACCAGCAAGAAAAGTTTGGAAACAACTAACTCTTATGGAAGATGCAATGTTAATCCACAGAATTATGAGAGCTCCAGAAAAAAGAATATACAAAATTGATATTGGTAATATACCTCCAAATGAAGTTGACACATATATGCAAAGAGTTATTCAGCAAATGAAGAAAACACCTTATATTGATGAAACTACAGGACAATATAATCTTAAATTTAATATGTCAAATATGTTGGAAGACGTATATCTTCCTGTAAGAGGCGGACAAAGCGGAACAGAAATTGATACATTGTCAGGAATGGAATTTGGTGGTATTGATGATGTCGATTACTTAAAAGCTAGAATGTTTGCAGCACTTAAAATACCAAAGGCTTTTATGGGATATGAAGAAGGTGTAGAAGGAAAAGCAACACTAGCCGCACAAGATGTTAGATTTGCAAGAACTATCGAAAGAATACAGAGAATTTTTATTTCTGAGCTTACAAAAATAGCAATGGTACATTTGTACTCTCAAGGATTTACAGAAGAAGAAATGGTTGAATTTGATTTGGTATTAACTAACCCATCATCAATTGCAGAACAAGAAAAATTAGAATTATGGACAAGTAAATTAGATTTAGCTAGTACAATAAAAGATGGTCAGATGGTATCAGAGGAATGGATATATAAAAATGTGTTTAATATGAATCGTGAAGAGATTGAAGACGAAAGAAGAAATGTTATCGAAGATGTTAAACAGAAATTTAGAAAATATCAAATTGAAAATGAAGGTAATGACCCTGAGGAATCTGGTGAAGCTCTTGGTACACCACATACATTGGCAACAATCGACCCTGAAAATACTGAAGGGGCAGATACACAAGGTCTATGGGAAGAAGGT